ATCGCCTCGCGCAGCCTTGCATACAGAATGCGATCCAGAACGGTGCGAGCCATTTGAGACTGCTCGACACGGATCGACTTGAAGTAGGTTTGATGATCGAGTCGCCCTGAGGCGTAGTTGTAACCCGACGAATTACCAGCGGCGACATTAAACGGCATGTTCAAACAACGTGCGATTTCGTTGAGAATCTCGCGTTTGAACTCAGCGTAAGTCGTGGCTGGTTGCTCAGCGTGCATCTGAGCCATCTTCCAGCCGCCTGGCATCGTTAGTAGAGCTCGCTTCTCCAGTTCGATTGGCTCGAACGGTTCAGCCGCATCCGCTTCGCCGCCAGCCGGCGCATCGGTGTAGAGAATCCCAGCGAAATCCGCTGCCGTTTCGGCAGCGGCTAAAACGGCCAGCGTGAATCGTCGCAGTTGCGCAAATAGAGGCAGGGCCGGCGTGATGTCGGGAATGCCACGGATTTGCCCAGGCCGATCGCTCCGGAAATAGTGGAGGATCGAACTGGCATCGATTGTGTCAAAGTTCTCGGTTAACGAGAAAGCGTCGTCGCCTGGATGTTCTCGAAGGACATCATAAGAGATCGCGTTGCCATGCTCATCGAAGCGAATGCCATCGAGGTAGCGATAACTGTCGAGAGCCAAGATTGGCGATGTAACTTGTTCGGCTTCGACTAGCTTCAAATCAAGTTGAACAGGCGAATCGATTCTCGGGTTACTGGTCAGCAACCCAAATGATTCACCATCTGAAACGCGAGCGAGCCGCATCGTGCGTAGCTTCTCTGCGAGGCCAACTGCATCAGCCCAAGCGAAGAACTCCTGCTCAACAAAGCGGTTTGCAAATGCATCCGCAGTCAGCATCTGCAATCGAGGTCCGGTACCAACACAGTCGTTGGCCAAAGTCAGCGAAATACCGCGAGCATAAGAATTGTTAGCGATCTCGTATCGCGAACGGTTGCGTAGCGTGCGGCGCACTTCAGGGCTATTGGCCGCATTGGCCGATAGTCCGTCAGCGGCCGCCCAGTGGCGAACGTTGTCGACCGTAGTGGTCGCAGCGTCGTAGCGTCCAAGCATTCTCATCAACGACCAGGGGTGTCGGGCCGAGCGTCCACGGACGAGCGACCGATCTTTACGATCGCCGTTCCTGCTCAGAATCCCTGACAACAACTTAAACATCCGTGAATCAATCCCTTCTGTTAAACCCGACACCCCTGCCTATAGAATCAAGCTCGATCAGTTGCGAACCGATTAGTCCGCACCTGGTGGCACGAGCTTGTTAAATCGAAGGCCACGCTTCGGTTGAGCGGCAGCCGCTTTAGACGCCAGATACTTGTCAGCAGCGATCTGCTCGGTGAGCTTATGCTGCTCGACGCTACCGGCATCTCCCGATGCCTTAGCGGGTGCTTTCGCACTCTCGCGAATTGCGTCCTTCAGATCGTCTGGCATAAGAAGTTCCGTCCGTTGTCAAAGGTAGCTGTGTCTCTCTACCCCTTGAACTACTCACGAAACATGCAAACTGGCGAAAACGATGAACGGAATTTAGAAAATAGTTTGCGTCGCAGCTTTCGTGGCGTGAACGAGAACCATGATTGTGGTATTACTCGCAGTGAATGCCGCTGGATTAGAGTTTCTCTGCCGTCTGCATTGGAAGAAACATCCGGTCAGGTAATTTCGGTAGCGAGATAAACCCGAACTTTTCATAGAAACGCGTTGCGGCTTCACCTTTGGAATCTACAACGATCAGGCTTGCCGCAATCTCACTTGCCACTCGGACGCAACGTGTGATTGCGTCGGACAAAAGTAGCGCGCCGACGCCTGGATGATTCACGTCTCGAGCCAGTCGTCCAACCAGGATTGCAGGTATTTCGGGATAACGCGGAAGTTTCCTCGTGACATCTTCGGGTAGCTCAGCAAGGGCTACCGACGTCGCGCACAGAGTATAAAAACCGATCACTCGCTTTGGCTCCGCGCGCTCGATCAGAACAAAAACTGCCGAAGCCTTTCGCTTCACATCTTGTTTCGCATACTTGGCTAGGTAATCGTTTAGAACTGACACACCACAATCAAATTGCGTTCGAGCGTGTTGATTGCCAAGCGGTTCACAAACGTAGCCCTTCATCGGCTTTCGACCTGCTTGCGATAGCCCTCCATAGCAAGCTTCAACTTCTTGTTTGGCTTCTTTGGAGACAACAAAGCATCGACAAGAATCCTGCTTTGCACTTGGTCTAAGTGCATTTTCTCATGCTCGTCGATCACCTTCTTAGCAGCAACTTCGACATGAGCAAGCACAAACTCGGAAACGGTCCGACCACTGAAGGCGGCAGCCCGCTCGATTAGATCCTTCTGCTCTTGAGAGACCCGCGTTTCGATTCTAGCCGACTTTGAGGTGCTATTTGCAGTTGCCATCATTTGCTCCTTGGTTCGCTAAATTGTACGGCATATTTCCGTACGTGTCAATTTGAATCCATTTGGTTGCCAAAAGCTCAAAGCCACCTCATCCTCGTCGTCGCCCTTGCATATCCTTGAAACTCAGGCGATTTCGCTTCTCGGGGATGTCTCTATCGGTACCGAATAGCACAACACCCTGCATGGATGCCGCGACCGCCGAGCCGACGAGGCAGTCGAACCAGTGGTTGTCCGGCTGCTCCGGTCGCTGCTTCCATTCGTCGACGCTTCGGCCCCGAGCTTCGGTCTTTACGAAATACTCGGAGGTCAAATGCTCTCCGAGCATGCGATGCGTTTCAGCGTTGGTACCGAAGAGCGAGAGGCAACCGCGATCTCCCATCGATACGCGAAGCCGAGCGTTGATAAACGACTTCCACCAGTTGGTATCGAAGACCACGTGACGTATGGCCCGCTTACCATGGACGTTGGGGATACGCCAATTGAGCCCTACGCGATCTCCTGGCCGGCGACGATACTCGCTAAACGGCAAACTCGAAGCGCCGACGAACCGACCGTGGCTGGGGATGGTCAAAGCGGAGTGCTTAGACTGTCGGCAGAACTGGTAAACCACATCCGTCGATTGACCCCAGTTTGCGTCGATCAAACAGCGGCCGATACGCATCGCTGCACCATCATCTCGTCGCCACTCGCGATCGAGTAGCTTCGACGTCAGCGATTCGAGGCCGGCGTAGATTGATCCCTCCAGTCCGGTACCAGTCGCTTCGGAGCTCAGCGTCTGGCGAGCCTCGCGCAGCGTGAAGTACGGACGCTGCTGGTCGGGGTAACAACCATAGTCGATCACATAACCCGTGAAATCGTCCTCCCAAGCGGTGACCACATAGAAGAGCAACTTCTGCTGGACGTCGATGAATGCAGTGAGATGATTCGCGCCGATCGATACCAAGCCGCGATCCATGCGGTTGAATTTGCTGGCGACCTCTTCTGGTTTGAGCATCCCATCGACAACCGTCTCCGCGGGCAGAGGTTGGTTTTGATATTCGGCGAAGAACGCTGCTTCGTCTTGCAATTTGAGATTCATCGCGTGCTGAATCGCCGAGAGTTCGTCGTAGTTGAATCGCTCCTGCCAAGCGACTACAGCCCCATCGTCCATCGCGGCTTGGTTCTGCCGATAGAACTCGGTGGCAGCTTCACCACCATCACCGCCACGCATCCCTTCGGCGCGTATCTCGGCATAGCGTTCCCATAACAATTCATTCTTGGGAAACGCATAGACCATCTTGGTGCGTTCGCCATTCCACTCCGGGTGTCGATTTCTATCGAGAATATTGTCTGCCATGTCACCTGGGCGAATAACCGTGCAGGGCATGATGCCAGAGATCTTCTTGCCAGGACCAGCTAGGCCAAGCACCGCGCCGGCGAGGATACTTTCGCGATTCGCGCACTGCGAAAGCGAACGAGCACTCTCATCCGTTTGCGGGTCATCCAGTACCACGAGACTTGGACGCACTGTTCTACCGTCAGGACGCTTGAACTTCATACCTCGGATGCGACCGGTAAGGCCCGCGACCTTGATAATCGCACCGCTGGCACTGCTACCATCGATCGTAGGTAGAACGACCTCTTTCGCAGTCCAGCCGATTTGCGTGCGCTTGCCTTTGTAGAGTTGGCCATTGGCCCGATTCGAGATTCCATCGAGGGCTTGAATTGGAAAGCAGACCTCGGGGAAGTCGGCCAAGAGCAACTCGTTGCTGTCGAGTTCGGTTTTGATTGAGTCAAGCATATCACATGCATGCCCTTCATCGCTGCCAATCAAACATACGAAGTTGCGATGCCCATAAAGCACTGCCCAGATGCAAGCGACCTCAGCGATCGAGCTCTTGCCGCTACCGCGAGCCATCGCGAGTGCGAACAAACCTCCATGCACGACGGCTTGCTCAATCTTGTTGATGACCTTGATATGGTCCGGTGACCATGCCAGATGAAAGGTCAACGGAAAGTATGTCTCACAAAAGTATCTGAAGTCCCGCGACGCGCGATCTTTGCGATCTGGGTTATCGACCTCCGGTAGTTCGCCAATATCACGACCGGCAAGTGCGAGCGCTGCATTGCGTGCACGCGCTCGTTCCTTCATCGCATCATATGGATCGACACCGTTTGTCGTGCGAGGCGTATGTCGCACGACATGCATCCATGCACAATAGCGAAGCAAGTCAACGGTCTTGTTGTCGCCGATGCGTGCGCCGGCGCGTTGACGATGCCGATAGAGTTGTCGTTCGCTGATCACCTCGCCCAGTGGCGTTGAATTGAGTAGTCGGCATAGCTCGCTTGGTTTTAGTTTCCTTGGATCACTCGCCACGTCCCATCTCCTTTGCTTGCCATGCGCTGTAGTGCACGAGGTTGATCGTTCCATCAACGTTCACCGGCGCACCGTCTTGTACGTCTAGTCGGATCTTCTCTGGCTCGATGCGTTCTCGGTAAGCGGCTGAAAGTAGTTTCGCTGCTTGCTCTA